CGAAAACCGCCTGACGGATCGGCTCACGTTTCAGAGTATCGACCTCCGGCAGGTGCGGCAGCATTTTTCCACCGGCTCCTTTGATCTGGTGGTCTGCAACCCGCCCTATTACCCGCCCGCCAGCGGAAAAGTCTCCGGGGACAGCGCCCGCCGCACTGCCCGCTCCGAAACGGAGGCGAGTCTGGCGGATATCTGCGCCGCCGCGTCCTATCTGCTGCGGTGGGGCGGAAAATTCTGTCTGGTCCACAAGCCAGAACGGCTGACGGACACAGCCTGCGCTCTGCGGGAGGCGGGCATGGAACCCAAGCGGCTGCGCTTCGTCCAGAACCGACCGGACACAGCCCCTTCCCTCTTTTTGATAGAGGGCTGCCGGGGCGGTAAGCCGGGGGTGGACATTCAACCGCCCCTTCTTTTGCAAACGGATACCGGCGCTCCCACCGGGGAGCTGAACGTCATTTACTTTCGAGATCAGGAGGTCTGACCATGGCAGGCATTTTATATCTGGTAGCTACGCCCATCGGCAATCTGGGGGACTTCACCCCCCGTGCGGTGGAAACGCTGGAAAACGCGGACTTCATCGCCGCGGAGGACACCCGTGTGTCCATGAAGCTTTTGAACCATTTCGGCGTGAAAAAGCCTTTGATCAGCTATCACGAGCACAATCACGTCACCGCCGGGCAGAGCGTTCTGAATCGACTGCTGGCCGGGGAATCCTGCGCTCTGATGACGGACGCCGGCACCCCCGCCATCTCTGACCCCGGCGAGGATCTGGTGCGGCTGTGCGCAGAAAACGGCGTGGAGGTCCGGGCCATTCCCGGCTGCTGCGCCGCCGTCAACGCCTTAGCTGTCAGCGGTCTGCCCACCGGACGCTTCACCTTTGAAGGGTTCCTCACTGTCAATAAAAAAAGCCGCCGGGAGCACCTGAATTCCTTAAAGGACGAGACCCGGACCATGATCTTCCACGAAGCCCCTCACAAGCTCCGCACCACACTGAATGACCTGATGGAGGCCTTCGGCCCGGACCGCCGGATCTCCCTGTGCCGGGAGCTGACCAAGCTCCACGAGGAGGTTCTGCGTTTCACCCTGGCCGAGGCCGTGGCCTATTACGAGGAGAACGCCCCCAAGGGCGAATACGTCCTTGTGGTGGCCGGTGCCGCCCCCAAAACCGGCGCCGTGGTGACGCTGGAGGACGGCGTGGCGCAAGTTCTTGCTCTGAAGGAGCAGGGGATGCGGCTGAAGGACGCCGCCAAGGAGGTGGCGGAGCACACCGGCCTTTCCAAAAACGAGCTGTACGCTGCCGCCTTGGAGCGGTAAGGGCAAAAAATCCCGGCACGGTCAAACCGCGCCGGGATTGCTTTATTTTGTGAAGTGCTGGTGGTCAAAAATGTGGTCTGAGCAGAAGCAGTGATAGCCCTGGCATTTGGAACAGTAGCGGAATTCCAGCTCCGGGTGGTCGGCGTCCGTGCGGCCGCAGACTTCGCACTTGTGGCGGTAGCCCCGCTCCGTCTCTGCCTTCTTCTGCTGCCGGACGGCGGACTTGAATTGAATGGTCTGTCTGGACCGCTGGCGGCTCTGGATCCCCAAAATGCTCTTGATATCCTCCCAGAAGAAGATCACAAAGTTCAAAATTGCCACCACAGCGGCCAGAGCACTGGCGTAGGCACCGTACCGCGCGGACCGAGCGATGTTCCACGCCATCAAAGCGATGTCCGCCCATGCCAGCCACTTGGCCTTCAGAGGGATCACCCCATAAAACCAGACCTGCGCGTCGGGATACATCACTGCGAAGGCCAGGAACATCGTCAGGTTGATGTAATAGGCGTCGGACAGGCTCCAACCGTAATACCCCGTAGCCAGCGAGAGGATCACCGTGGACAGCACGCTGAACAGCATACCGCTGAGATAGTACAGGGTAAACTTGGCGGTGCCCCACTCCCGCTCCAGCGTCCCGCCCACGAAGTAGCAGAAAGACAGCATGATGAACAGCGATATGGGGCGATAGGTAAAGGGCAGCAGCACAAAGGTCACCAACCGCCACACCTCGCCATGAAGCACATGGTAGAGGTCAAATTCCAAAAAGCTCAGGGCCGCTGCCCCGGCGAACAGCGTCAGGATGTACGTCACCGCATTGGCGATAACAATGTAGAGCATCAGGTTCGGTATGCCGAAACGAGGATGGCTGTACGCAAACCGGTCGATCCATTGGTTCAGTTTCTTCAAAATGGGTCCTCCTGTCATTCGTTCAGGTATCCCGGCGGTCCAGACCCACCGGATAGATGGCATTATTATAACCGTTCCCTGCGGAAAAGTCATCTTTAAATTGTGAACGTTTTCCGTCTGATAAATTTTTATGAAAAGATTCTCCGTTTTCGGTTGACAAACCGCCCCAATCTATGGTAAACTAATCAAGCGTTTGAGAGCCGGAGAACTCCTCTGCCGATGGAGAGATGTCCGAGTGGTTTAAGGAACCGGTCTTGAAAACCGGCGAGGCGCAAGTCTCCGTGGGTTCGAATCCCACTCTCTCCGCCAATTTCATAAAACACCATCGACCTGCGGAAGTACCCAAGAGGCCGAAGGGGCTCCCCTGCTAAGGGAGTAGGCTGGATAAAACCGGCGCGAGGGTTCAAATCCCTCCTTCCGCGCCAAATGAAAACCGTTGGAATTGCTTGTAATGCTTGCAATTTCAACGGTTTTTCGCTGTTTTTAACTGGCTGTTAGAGCCGGATAGAAACGGTTATAAGGGGATGTGTGAACACAGTTCCGAACACAGTCGGCCCTACTTTCCCGCTTGGACGATACCGAAATAGTAGGCAGCCAGCTTGTCCCGAAAACCAGGACCGTCTTTGTCAAACAAAAATGCTTGCGCCATCTCGCCAAAAAAGCCAACGGTCTTGATCCCATAGTGCAGCGCTACCTCGCTGTAGTCGGCGTACATCATATTTACGGTGATCCACCAGCACCACGGGGGTACCTGCTCTGGAGAGATCCCCATGCTGTCCGCCAAAGCGCTGGTCTGCTCAATAGGCCAGTGCGGGCCAGTGGTGCCGTCAGAGTTTTCCAACCCCGCCGCCCATTTTTCCGCTTCTGCCTTGGTAAAATCCATTTTCCAGCGGAGTAGCATGTCCCGTCTGGTCAAAGTTTTTTCCGCCGATGCGGTAAGGTTGAGCTGAGATCGGATCGCGTAAAGGATCGACAACCGCTCATAGTTTTTCCAACTGGACGGCTCAGCCTCCAGCCGTTTGATCCACAAGGACAACTCCTGCTCATCGATCATGGGGCCGCACCCCCTTATCCCTCCACGGCGTCCATGCAGCGCTGGATCGCGCTACGAATGGTATCATCATCGGCATCGTCCAGCATATCCCGAAGCTGACGGCGCATGGCCTCCCGGCCGTCGTCGCGGCTGTAATGGCCTCGGACGTAATGCCGACGGGCATAGGAGCTGCCACGGCTGTAGCCACGCAGATCATCGTCCAGATAGCGCCCGGAATAGCCGCGCTCGTCCATCGCCTCGATCTTGTCGATGTTTTTGATGGTGTCCGTCAGCTTGTGAGCGATATCCAGATCACCGGCACCCAGTTCGCCCTTGCGGATCAGTTCATCAAGCTCTTTGCAGAGCATATCCCGCAGTTCATACATAGATTTCATTCCCATTGTGTTCTCCTTTCTCAGCAAACTCTGGTAATGATAAGGTTCGCGTTTCTCACGTCAATGTCCTCGCCACTAACGTTGCGGATAGACAGCGACGCGCAGCAGCCCTTTGTAACGTCAACGTACTCGGATGCAGCCACGTTAAAAAATGCCCCCGCCGCTGCGGGCGTCACCGTCGCAACGGAGGACGGGAGCGGCTCACCGTCAACCGCAATGGCAACGGAGATGGGGCCGGGGGTTCCGCCGGTGCTTACGGCAATATTGCCGATAAAGTCCACTTTATAGCGGACGCGGCACTGAGAACAGTTACCACGGAGGTTAAGCAGGCCGGAGCCTGCGCGGTGCGTCACAAGGCCCTTGGTGCAAGGGATCGGTGCCTCGGTAAAAAGCACGTTCTGGTTTGCCGCTACAGTTTGCGCGGCAACAGCAGTGTATTCAGGCATAAAAAACTCCTTTCATAAAATCAGCGGCAGGGCTATTGCCCCGCCGCTTTGGTTTAGTATCGGCATGGGGCCGAACATTTTCGTGAGATCACGAAAAAGCTACGCTATGCAGTTGTCAGCAACCGCATCCGGCAAACTGGTTGCAGCAATAGGGATTCTGCACCGTGTAGGCCGGGATGGGAGAAGGACGGAGCTGAGACACCAGATAGCTGTTCTGTGCCGCCTGAGATGCGGCCAGCTTCAAACCCTGGTTCTCGCTCTGGAGATCCTGCAGCTTGCTCTGGGTCAGGAAATCGAGGATCGCGCGGCTGTTGCTGTTGGCGTTGTCGATGATGTCCCGCGTTGCGGTCTGGATGGTGTTGCGGGTGTCGCAGCCCTGCGTAGCCATGTCATACCGGAGCTGTGCCGTGTCGGCCCGCTGGTCGCAGCAGCACTGCTGGGCCTGCATCTGCATGGCAGTCAACTGCTGCATGAGAGCCGCCTGCTGGTTGCTGCGGGAAAGCTCGGCCTGTGCAAAGCCGTTTGCCATCGCCATGTTGGTGCCGTTGACAAGCTGCGCCTGCTGGTAAAATCCGTCGCAAAGGCCCTGATTTACACTGTCGATCTTGCGCTCGACATTGGCAAAGTCAGAGGTCAGCACATAGCCGTCGACCACGCCGCCGCCATTGCCGCCGTTGTTGCCCCAGCCGTTGCCGCCCCAGCCGCAAAAAACAAACAAAAACAGGATAATGATCCACCATGCACCGTCACCGCCCCAGCCAAAGCCGTTTCCGCTGCCGGAGGTGTTGGCGGGAGCCACAGGCATGGTCATCGTCGGCATACCGTCAGATAGAGACATAATATCTCTCCTTTCAAAATTTTATCAATCAAATCGTGGCCACGATTTTGATTACCGCAAAAAGCTCTCAAATTGCTTTGCCATTTCTTGCAGCTGGTTCAACTGCTGCTGGCTCATTCTGCCGGACTGCAACAGCTTTTCTACCTCCGCCTTCGGGTCGCCATGAAACGAGGCCCGGAACTGGTTGAACTGCTGCATCATCTGCTGGAACCGGCCTACCGGCGTGTTTCCTCCGCCCAAAGCGTTGAAAAATGGATTAGCCATCAGCGTCAGCCTCCTTTACTTTCTTCGCGGGCTTTTCTTTGCCCCGAATTTCGCCCACAATCGCCGCCAGACGGTCAAACTCCTCCCGCGTGACAAAATCCACGGCCTTAGCCTGCGGTGCGGCAGGCGGCGTCTGAGAGCGCTCTACGAGGTCATAAATTTTAAGGGACGGTTTGCCGCTGGCGTCCGCCTGCTTGAGATATACCGTTGGGGCCGTGCTGTCCCACAACGCCACGGCGGCGTTAGGCGCGATCATCCAGTTGCGGGCTTCTTTCTCACCGGCTACCCACTGGACGCCGCTCTGCGCCACCGGGTTTTGCGGAGCCTGCGGCATCTGGGGCGTCATGGGCTGCATCTGCTGCTGGCGCATCTGCATGAGGTTATCCGGCATAGGCGGTGCGTAATAGGGATTTTGCCATCCGTAAGGTGTGTAAGCCATTTTAGTCATCCTCCTTGACCCAGTAATACAAGATGTTCTCATTGCTGCTGTCCCAGCTGTCCCAGATCATGCCGTCGCAGACGCAGACCACATGGCCGGACAGAGCCAGAATATAGGTGCCTTTTGGGTGATCCTCCGCAAATTGCCCAACCGTGTAGCAGTCCGGGCAGGTGTCCGGCGCAATGTACCGCCGGTATCCGATGCTGCGGAGATACCGCCCCCAACAGGCGTTAGCCGACGGCATATCACCATCTAAATACCCTTGGATACAGAGCCGTAAATAAACCTCGCCCCACTCCATCCCGGTTGCCTTGACGATTGCCCGCACGGTGCAGTCCCCTACATTTTTCCCGCAGGGGTTGGGGTTGAAATGGTTATACATACTCTCTCCGGTCATCGTAGAGCAGCTCAATCATGCGCACGTAGCGTTCCAGCTCCGCCGGGTCGGTCTGCGCTATGATCTCTCGCGCCAACTCCGCCGGATACCCGCAGGCCAAAAGCCGCTCGTACATTGTGTGCGCCTCCTTTTACACTTCTATGATACAAAAAATCCGGTCAGCCAAACTGCCCGGAAACTGCCTGTATTCTGCCCTTAAACTGCCCTGAAAATATTTTGCTTTTTTTGCTTTTCTCTCTTGACACACCACCAAATTGGTGGTATTATAATAACAACAAGAGGGGCACAGCCCAGGAGGAAAATAAAAATGAAAATTACTGATGGAAAGAAAACCGTAGAAATCAAGATTCAGCGCTGGAATGGTTCCGGATATGATCCGGACTGGAGCCGCGATTATTTTACCGCTGGTTCCCTGCCCTATGATGAGGAAACTGATACTTATACCGTTGAGGATGTTGATTATTGCATCGAAATGGCCAACAACAGCACCTGCGAAGATGGCGCTTGCATCAAATATGACGAGGACGGAGTCCTTGTCCCTGACGAAGATATGGTCGTCTTTGTTGACGAACTGAATTAAGGAGGATATACCATGACTGATAAACAGTTCAGCACCCTCTTTTTCGGTGCACTTGCCGACCAAGACCGGGACATGTATGTATCAGACTGGGCGCTATCTGACATCTGGGGGGATCCGGAAGGCGCTGACATCCCGGATGATCGGATCCAGTCCTTGGGAGCGTTGTGGGATGTGGCTCATATTACGATCCGCGAGATCAGAGCAGCCACTGGCTTGTCTCAGGTTGCTTTTGCCCAGCGCTTCTGTATCCCGCGCCGGACGGTGGAGAATTGGGAATCCGGGGCAAGCGCTTGCCCGGACTATTTGCGAATTTTGCTGGCGCAAGCCGTAGGGCTATACACACGGGGCTAAAATATGCGGCTCAAGGCGTGCGTAAAATGCGGGAAGTTTTTTCCCGCCATCAAAGTTGAGCAGCGTGTATGTGCGGAGTGTTTTGCGGCAGAGAGATCTACCACCATACGCCCACGGACTTGCCGCGAGTGTGGCGCGACCTTTGACGGTGGCCCTCGGGCTTGGTACTGCCCCAGTTGCCGGGCCATCCGCAAAAAAGAGTCAGCTGCACGATGCCACAAAAGTGGAACAATCCGGCCTCTTGGCAGTATTGACCATTGTACGATCTGCGGGAAAGAGTATATTGTCAATTCGGCGCGCCAGCGGTACTGCAAAGACTGTGCCCCGGGAGCATATCGTCAGGCGGACCGCGAGGCATCCAAAAAATGGAACGAGGAAAATAATTATTATGAGCTGCGGGCACAGAAGCCGCGAAGAGGTCAAAAAGTCTGCGTGATCTGTGGAAAACCGATTTCCCCCGGAACCCCTCGAATCACATGCTCTGAGGAGTGTAACAGGCTCCGGATAAAATGGCATCAGGAGCGCACCCAAATCAGACAAGGAACCCGGAAAGCGCCTACCACAGTCAACCGCTTGGACAAGGATTTTATGGCGCAGCGCAAGAAAAAGCGGGAAGAAAAATAGAAAAAGCCGTGTCCGATTCGGACACGGCTTCTCTCTATCCCTGCATATCATCCGCGATCTTGGCGTAGGCCCTTCGCCGGATTTTGGCTAACCCGTCCACGCTGACGTGGAGCAGCGCCGCCGCCTGTAGGCAGCTCTGGCCGTGGACGTCCACCGCCAGCACCGCCGTCTCCTCGTCAGGCGGCAAGCCTACCAACCGGACGGCCTGCGCCGCCCGGTCCGGGGCCATGGATGACAACAGCGCCCGGATCTCTCGGTTTGTTTTCTCCATGGGTTCTCCAGACTTGCAGAGCGCGTTTCCGCGTGGATGTTGCCATCTTCTGGCCCTCCTCTCACTTAATCCGGATAGCCCGGTCTGATCGCGCAGGTCACCAGCCCAACGCGCCGCGTCCGCCGCATGACGGCCCCGCCGTTGGCGTCGTTGCCGGTGCCGGTGTTGCCCTCAACGGTGAGCACGCTGCCGCCGTCCACCGCCGTCACGATCCCGCAGTGCTCGGTCTTTTTCCGCCTCCCAGAAAAGTCGAAAAACACGATGTCCCCCGGCTTATAGTCCCCCGTGACGATCTGCCCGGGCGAGAACGCCCGATACCGGTTTACGAACGCCGTGCAGCTGCCCGTTTTGTAGAGGTTGAACCCGGCCTCCCGGAAAACCCACCACACAAACACCATGCACCAGGCAAACGCCTTGCCGCTGACCGCCCTGCCGTAATAGGCATCGTTGTACTTGACCTTGTTGGAGCCGGAGGGCATCTCAACGACGCCCTCCTGCCAACCCGCGATCCGGAGCACTGCCGCCCGGGTCCGGGGCTGGATAGTCTCCATCAGATCCGCACGGCCTTGGTGGGATGGCCGTCCTCGTCAAAGGTGATGCGGTAATGGCCCTCCGGCACCCAGACCTCCTCCTCGGTGTTGGCCTTGGCGGGGTTGTACCGCATATAGTCATGCAGGTGCTTCACGTCCTCCGGCTCCTTCTCAGCGGGGATGAAGCCCTCCTTCATCTCCTGTTCCGTCCAACCGGCCACACCGCCGTCGGGATTCAGGTGGAAGTTGGCACCGGCCTCTTTCAGCTTGATGTTGATAACATCGATGCTCTCGCCGTTCTTCTTGCCCTCGTTGATGATGTTCTCGTAGATCTTTTCCATGGTATGTACCCCTTTCAAATTTTTCGGTTGATTATTCAACCGGTTTCAACTGTTCTTGTCCTCGGCCACCCTCTGGGTGCCGAAGTAGAATGCGATGACCGTGGTGAAAATGGTCAAAAACTCCGTCCCGGAAATGTCACCCCGCAGGGCCAGCACCGCAAACACCACCGTCAGGGTGATGGTCACCAGAGACTTCACCGCAAGCAGATTCCCCAGCCGTTTCTTGATGGTTTCCATAGCGTTCTCCTTTCATCGTTCACTGATATGCTCCAGATCCTCGATCCGGTGATTGATTACCTTGATCTGTTCCTCGATCACCGGCACCCGCTGGGCGAAACTGTTGTGCTCCCGCACTTCGCGGGTCAGCTCGTCCAGTTTCGTATCGGTGATCGCCTGCTGTTTGCCGTTGGCGATCAATACGCCCATCAGCGTCAGCCCCCCTGTGATGAGGGCGCAGATTATCGTCTCCGTCATAACACACTCCTTAAAAGTTGCAGTTTTAAGGCGTCTATATGCTTTCCGATTAAAAAAAGCCGCCTTGTCATCCTTGACAAAGCGGCGTGGGCATGTATATAATAGGGCCAGTAAGGACGGCTCACTTTGGTCGGTGCAGGTCGTTCCCCAACAGATTTAGAATCCGTAGAAAAGCCGCTGCCGATTTAGGTGGCGGTTATTTCTTTAGGTCAAGGCCTAATTTGATAGCCGCAATCACAAGCATAAGTAACGCAATGGTTTCTGCTGTGCTCATGCGGTCACCCCCTTTACGGGGAAACAACCGTACCGCTCTTACTGGCGAACCCCATCATACACGATCCGCCTTGCTTTGTCAATTTTCTGCGCCGCCCGCTGGGCGGCTTTTTGTTACTCCGCCTTCGCCGCGCCCCCAAACTCAGCAGGCACCAGCTCCGGCAGGCCGCACTCGTTGATCAGGATGTCCGCCACCTGCTGTTTCAGCTTCGGAGGCACATCCGCAAACTCCCAAGGCTTTTTTGTCTTGGTGTTGATTGCCTCCATGCAAATTTTGCTCGCATACAACATAGCCATCATTTCACTGCTTCCTTTCTGTAAGTTGAAATATAGGTTTAAGGCAGCCTCTGCCAAAAACTCACGCATAAACAACATCGCCCATCTCTAAAAGGCAGTTCTCCAGAAACTCCTGTTGCTGTGCCTGCATCTGGAGCTGACTTTTCAGCTTGCAGTTCTCCGCTTCCAGCTTCTCAAGCCGCTCGTCGGTGGTGGGAGGCTCCGGCTCCGGGGGAGGCGGGGTATAGGTCCCGCCGATGGCCGCGCCCTCATAGGTGGGCAGAGCCCCGATTTCTGCGGCAAAGTCCGCTTCGGCCACGATGATGTTGACGATGATGCCGCCCTCTACGATACAGTAATTCATAGTTACACCTCTTAAAAATGCATTCTAATATATATGCACCCGGACGCTCCAGCAGCGGGTTTTTGGGCGAAGTAACCACCGCCACCACCTCCACCGGGCCCTTTACCAGTAGTTGCATCTTGGCCGTTAGAAGTATTTGTAGAATTAAGAGCACCGTCCCCGCCATACGGGTTGCCGCCGGAGGAACCTATATTTCCCGGGTGGATACCACCACCGCCACCACCGCCTCCAGCTAAGCCGAGAGACGAGTCATCAAAAATATATCCGACGCCATCTTCACCATCTGATACACCGGAATAACCGCCACTTCCGTTGCCAACACCGCCAGCATTAGGCTCTTGTCCCCCGATGCCGCCAAAGCCACCGCTTGCAGTTAACAAATCCGTTCCAGCAGATTTTATAGTGGTGCTTCCGCCGTCTCCTCCGGTTTCAGCATAAGCTCCAGCAGCTCCGCCACTGCCGATAATAAGCGTCAATTCTTGCCAAGGTGTTGTTGATACCAATAGCTTCGTTGTTACGTAGCCTCCACCGCCACCACCTCCAGCGATGCTGATACCGCTTTTCGTGTTATTACCGCCGCCGCCACCGCCACCGCCGACAGCGGTAATATCCATGGTCTTTGCCATGGAAGATACCTTGGTGATCTTGCTACTGGTTACAATAATGGTGCCGGTAATGCTAGTTAGCGTCAGCGTCACATCGGTAATCGTCCCTGTGGCAGTGACGCTCTGGCTGGCCGGGGCCGATTGGTCGATACAGGGGCTGGTGCACCCAATGGTCACGCTCTGGCTGGTGGACTTGCCAAGCACGATACCGTCTGCCCCGGACACTAGCGTGGAGCCGGTAAGGGCCTCAATGCCGCTAACCGTGGCCCCCTCAACAGGAGTTCCGTCCGCAAGCTGGATTTTGACCCGGTAGCCGTAAGTGCCCACGCCGATAGTCAACGCTAAAAAAGCATCATCCGGGACCGCCGTATTGGGCAAGCCCAAAATGGAGGCAGTCACATCTTTTAGCAGCGTGGCTTTATTGAGCGGCGTTCCTTCCTGGGTTGGCTGGTCAGCCCGGGTCATATCGTAGGTGTTGGCTTGTCCGGCCACCGGGGTCAGCGTTACCCGGCCCGGATAAAGTGGTACTCTGTCCTGCATAGTGTCTCCTTTCAAGTCTCTCCGGCATAAAGGTCGCCGGAAAAAAACCATGCCTGTGCCATTTTAATAATAAGCGTATCAAGGTCCTGCAAAATCTGCTCAATATTGTTGGCTTTGACATAATCCAGTGCTCGCATACTCTCCGGCGTTTCCGGCGTGGACGCCAGCACGGCGATGACCGCCCGCAAACTTGCAATGTTGCCCCGGTACGTCTCCATCTGGCTAGCCGTTGGCACATCGTCTTCGTACCAAGTGTAATGGTCCCGTGGATCTGGATTAATTACAATAACTTCAACAGTCTTTTCCACTTTTATCTTGAAATTTGAAAGTGTACACTTGTCATCGTTGGAATCATTGGACGAATCCTTACTATACGTCAGGGAAATTATCTGGCCCGCCGTCAGATTTCCAGAATACGACTTTAACGTTGTTGCGCCACTCACGCCGTCTTCTACCGTCGTACCGGCAACCACAAGGGTAAATTTATCGTATTTTGCTTCGCTTGAATAGGAATAATCAAAAGAAACCGGCATTGAGCTTTTAGCCGTAAATGTTGTGATTGCCGTAGAGCTTTTTACGCCGTTGTTATTGCTTGTCCAAACCCCATCTTTGGGAGCAAAATAATAAGTGCCGTTAGCAACGGAAAAAAATTTATCAACATTATCTTCTGTAATAGTTTCGTCAACCAATTTTGTTTCTGTCGTAACAGTTTTGATGACGGGCCTAATTATTTCGAGCTTGCGATAACCCAAAGCTGCATACCCATAGCTGGCAAACCGCTCCGCAATGTCAGACACAGCCGCATCCACCCGGTTGAGATCAGTGGCATTGTAAAAGCCCTTTGCGGTCTTATTCGACACATCCTCAAGCGTCCGGTCCGTCACCAATGTTGAAAAATCAAAAGCCATAATTCCTCCGTGTCCGAATCGGACCGCTACTTGTCGTAATACACCACCGCGCAGCCGGAAGATCCCATCGCGCCATCCGCACCAACGCCAGGATAACTGTAGATTTTCCAATAGCTGTGAGAAAAACCGCCTTCATCTTCCCACGTTATTTTTTGCCGTCGCCCCTGCGTGCCGCCGGTTCCCTTGGCCCCGCCGTCTCCGGTTCCCGCTCTGGGCTTTGCCACGCCCGTCCGGGCGAAGCTGTCGCCGCTGGCCACGTCCGTGTAGCCATTTTCATAGCGTTTGCCATTGGCGGAGGAATACGCCCCGAAGGTGGTGTCCTCGCCGAAGGCCACTGGGAACTCTTGCCCATCGTTGATGTTGATGGTTGCAGCCCATACCAGACCGCCCAGACCGTCCGCGCCGTCCGCACCGGCAGCGTTCCATGTACCGTCTGCGCCACGAGTGCCGTCGCCACCCTTGCCCACAAGGATGACTCGCAGAGAATTTTTTCCCGCCGGGGCCTTCCATGTGCCGGGGGTGGTGATGACCTCCCGGCCCTGATACAAAAAGCTGCCGTCCGCCTGTAGCAGCTGGCTTTGGCAGCCCTGCATAACGCCATTGGAAAACTGGAACGTCTGCATGGTCAGCCGCGCAGTGGTGGCCTGACTCTCGTCCAGCCACACCGTCTCCACGTCACCGATCTCGGAGGACGGATCGCCCCGGCCCGTCAGATCCAGCACGTTTCCGCCGTAGGTGGCGAGGATCAGCCGCGCCGCCGCCAGCGCCTGTGCCTGCGTCTTGATAAACGGATTGTCGATGCTCACCGTCTCGCTGGACGATGTGGCGTTGCCGGACACGATGTATTTCGTGCCCGACCCATCGTTGAGGGTGAAGATCAGCGCCGCCACGTCCCCGTTGGCCTTCATGGTTGGGTAGCTGTTGAGGTTGTCCAGTGTCACTTTGTTGCCCTCGCTCCACAGTGGCTCGGCGGTCAGGTCTCCGGTGGAGGCGTCCGACCGGGGCCATGTGCCCGTGGCCTGACACACCCAGCGGAGGATGTCGCCGCACGATTTCCCTTGCAGATCGTCCGCCGTGCGCACCGTCACCGGCAGCGCCGTGTAGTTGGGGTCCACGTGCCACCGATCCTGGAAGTTGACGCCCAGCTGCGCCGCCAGAGCGCCGATCCACCCGCCAAGCGTAGTGGGGAGCGTGGACGGTGCCAGAAATTCCCGGTTTGCCAGCAGGCCGATAATGTCCACCAGATTCCACTGCATCGTCAGGCCGTTGTCGCCGGTTTTCCAACCACCGGAATACTGGTAGAAGATCCCCAGCCGCTTGTACTCGTCCGTGCCGTCCGCCAGCCGGACGCCCAGAGAGACGTCAATCCCCTGCCGCTCCTCGATGGACTGGAAAATGCCGTTTTTGCTGCGCGGCTCAAACCGCCGGGAAAGGTTGTCGATTTTGAGGGTGCACGTGCCATACGGCAGCGCCGTGGCTGCGATGTTGCCCTGCTGCTTGACGTTAAACTCCGCGATCATACCGCCGTCCCAGCCCTCGTACACGCCGGGGACGATCTCCACCATCCGCATCCGTCTGCTGGGCCGTGACCACTTGGTCACCGTCACCCGGATGGCGTCAGGGTTGTTGACCGTGAAGCCCTCCAGCGATACGGAGGAAGCTGTGTTGCCGGTGTACGTCCGCGTGTGGTACGCCGTACCGCCCTGCTTGATCTCCACCGTGAAATCCTCCGGAAGCCCGTCATAGTCATTGCCAGGAAAATATACGGAGCACGCCTGCAAGACAGACACGCCGGAGAATTGCAGCTCCACCCACGGCGGCGTGGAAAACGTCCCGTCCGCGCCGGACAGCACGTTGCCGATGTACCCCATCTGGCCCGCCGTCTGAGCGGGATCGTCCGGGAGAAGGTCCCACGTCCCATCCAGCGCCCACCGGTCACGCTCTAACGTAGCGTATTTGGTTGGATTTCCAAAAACCTTATCGTGGATCTGCTCCAGATTGCTCCACGGGATCTGCCCGGAAGTATCCCCGGCACCGAACACGATGTCCGGGGAAATGATGTCAATGACCGCCCGCAGCAGCACCCGCCGCGCGTCGCCTGTGATCGCCGCATGATACGCCTGCCCGCTTTTAATCATGCGGCGTCACCTCCCGCAGCGTAAAGCCTACATTGTGCCACAGCCCTACGCCATTCCGGGAGAAGGCGTAGGTTGGCTGTGTCATGGATTCCACTAAAAACGTGCCGGTGGCCATGGTGTCAGAATCGTCCGGCAGATACACCACCGGAAACGCCTTGCCGGAGCGCAGCACCGCTGCCAGCTGCCGCCAGAGGGCGTTGCCCATGTAATCGTAGCTCCATGTGATCATCTGCACATGGCCCCGGACTTCCTGTACTGTCCGGCCGGAGATCATCTGCACGTTAACAGACAATTCTCCGGGATAGCATTGATACTTGTCCCTGCTGGTTTCCGGCAGATAAATGCCGTTGATAATCAACTGTGTCATGCCGTTGCCACCTCCGGGTTGCTTCTGGCCGCGTCTCGCAGATCAGGCAGAAGCCAGCTGGCGATCTGCTGGCCGTTTTGCAGGATGAGGTTGATTGTATAGCTGCCGCCGGGGCTTCCGGCGCTCTGTGCCGCAAGTCCGTTCACCAGGCCGGCAGCGGCATTGTAGACGGTGTCCACCGTCGGCGTGGGGATGGCGTCCTGGATCCCGGCGGTGACGCTCTGCATCTGCCGCTCAAAGCCCTGACCAAGGCCCAGCGCCATATTCTGGCCGATTCCGGCAAACACTCGGGAGGGCGAGTGGATCCCCAGCACGCCCTTGACGCCGTCCACGAGGCCGCCGACAAAGCCGGAGACCTTTTCTCCGATCCAGCTGGCCATAGCCTTGATACCCTCCCAAAGCCCCCGGACGATGTCCTTGCCGACCTCGATGATGTCCGGCAGGGAATCCAGAAAGGCACTGATGATGGTATCTACCAGCGCCAGCGTACCCCGGAGCAGTTCCGGCAGATTTTGAGCCAGCCCCTTTACCAGAGATACGATCAACTGAATGCCCAGCTTCAGCACTTCCGGAAGCTTTTCCGTAGCGTATGCCACGAATTTTGTGATCATATCCGGCCCCTGCTTTTTTACGGTTTCCGCAATATTTTTGACCACGTTCTCAATCACCGGCAGCACGTTTTCCGCCACGGTACCAGCAGTCTGGATCAGTTCTTCGGTCAGAGCACCGATATCGGCGTTCTGATCGCCCAGGCCCGTGACAAAATTCTGATATGCCGCCTTCACGGAGTTGATAGAGCCCTCCACGGTGGTGGATGCCTCCAGTGCCGTGGTACCGGTGATCCCCATTTCCGTCTGGACCGTGTGGATGGCGTCCACAATGTCCGCATAGCTTTCGATACTGTAATTGGTGTAGTTGCCTTGCGCGGCATTCAAAGCGTTGGCATCGTCGATCAGCCGCTGCATTTCCTCCTTCGTGCCGCCATAGCCCAGTTTCAGGTTGTCCAGCATGGTGTAGTTTTGCTTGGCAAAGCCCTGATAAGCGTTCTGGATGGACTGCATGTCCGTGCCCATCTTGTTGGCGTTGTCGGACATATCCGTGAGCGCCTGATCCGCCTTTTTAGCCGCCGCCTCCGTGTCGTTGCCCATGGATTGGAGCAGGGACGCGGAGAAGCTGGTCACAGTCTCCATATAGGCGTTGGCGGAAAGGCCTGCCGTTTTGTAGGCGTTCTCCGCGTTTTTGATTACCGTGTCAGCAGAGCTGCCAAACAGCGTTTCCACGCCGCCAACCAGCTGCTCATACTCGCCGTAGCCCTCAATAGCGCCGCTGATGAGGGACTTGATCCCGCTGGCTACCGCCTTGATGCCGGACACGATAGCGCTGCCCAGCAGATTTGCTTTCAGCACATCGCCAAAAACGCTGGTTTTCTGTCCGGCGCCGTCCATGGCGTCGCCCACGTTTTCTACGCCGGTCTCCAGCTCGTTGAGCTGCTTTTTCGTGCGGTTTACATCGGTGGTGGCGTTGTTCAAAGCCTGCTGCCACCGCTGCACCTCGCTGCTGTTTTCAGAGTAGTTGGCCTTGGCGTAGTCCAGTGCCTTCTGCACCTCGCCCAGGCGCTGCTGCTGGACTTCCAACTGCCGGTTCAGCACGTCGGACTGCGCCGCCAGCTTTTTCTGGCTGTCGTTGTCAACGTCAAAGGCGGAGGTCACCGCCTTCATCTCCGTTCCAAGGGTCTTGAGCTGCTGTCCCATGGCACGCAGGGACTCTCTAAATTCCTTTTCGCCGTCAATGCCGATTTTCGGGCCAATATCAGCCGCCATTGTATCACCTCACATTTGGGATAATTTCGTCATCTGTCAAAGCGTGCTTGGGGGCAAAACCCTCCCGCTTGATCTGCTCAATGGCGATATAGTCCAGCAGCTCTCCGAACGGCACATCCAGCGCCTCGGTGTAAGACAGGCCGACGGCCATGCCATACCATAAAAACCACTCCGGCGCTAAGGGGCCGCCGGAGTGGTTTCCGCGTTTTTTCCGGGGTCCGCCTCCACGTGGGTCTCTCTGCCGGAGACTACTGCCTCCGTGATTTTTGTCCGGAGCTGGCCGAAATCGCTCAGATCCATCACGTCCAGCAGCTCATCCGCTGTTAGCGGAGGCGCGGTTTCCAGCCCGTTTAGTTTGGCATACCGGGCGCCGCCGTCCATCATGGTCGACAGCAGCCACACCGCCTCATCCAGTGCCTTGAGCGGGTCATCGGCTGAGAGCGCCGTGTCAATGCGCTCCACGCCTCCGTAGCGTTCCGTTACTGCCCGGACCACCCGGGCGGAAAAGCACAGCAGGTGCGCCTTTCCGCCTATCTCGATACTGGCCGTTCTCATGCGGTGATCCCCAGCCGCGCCTTGATATAAGCCTCAGCCTGGGCCTCCGAAGTAAAGGTGGCTTCCTTTTTCCAGGCATGGGTGGCGGAATCATCCCGCATGATGGCGCCGGTCAGCTCCGGGGTCTGCCACTCGATGGACTCACCCTGCGTGGTGGCCGCGTCTTCCGGCACGGAAAACATGATCTTCGGCAGGACCACGCCCCGCCACTTATACGCGCCGTTGACCTTCTTCTTGATGATGAAACCCACGCCCAGATAGGGGGTCACCTGCGTATCATCGTAAACCAGCTCCTTTACGGAGGTATCCGTCACGCCATCGATCCCGGTGATCGCCTGCTCCGTCAGGCCCAGAATGGCCTTGCTGACCTCCTGACTCAGATCGGTAGTAGACAGGGTCAGGGTGCCGTTGGCAAAGCGGCGGTCGGTCTCCGCCAGTCCGTTGTCGCCATAGAGGTTGTTGTCCTCCGTGGTCTCAATGGAGATATTGGCCTCCGTTGCCTTACCCATTACCGCACCGTCAGAATAGCTCACCACGCCGCCGGCTTCGGCATAAATAGCGTAATACGGCTTGCTCAAACCAATGGTTGCCATGTGCGCTCCTTTCTCGCGGTCCGAATCGGACACGCGCTCACTTCATAATTTTGTTGATCTCGCTCTCCGCCCGCTTCTGCATAGCGGCAAGGGCCTGCTTTTTCACCCGGCTCACCGCCTTGCCTACAAAACGGTTTTTGCTCATCCAACTGGTACCGCTTTCAATGGCCCGGGCAACCATCTGATTCGGCTGGCCCTGTGGCCAGCGCTTTGATCGAATGTTGTTATACCCGTCAAAACCGATTTTGACGTTATACATTCCGTCATTGTCCTTCTGCATGGAGGTAATGCCCAGGGTTCCCAGCAGCGCAGCCTTTTGCGTTTTCTTGGGTCCGCGGACTGGATTCTCCTGCGTGCCCCAGCCCTCGTCTGTGGGAACAGTCTGCAATTCTGCCCGGATAGCATCAGCCACAACTTTTGCTCCGTCATGGATAGCAGGGCCGCAGACTTTCTCCACAGCCTCTTTTTCCAGCCGGGTGAGCTTCAGAATGTATTCCTCGCCGCTTTTAAACGTGATGGTTGCCATTAGGTCACCTCCCACACCCACTCGTAGTGGATAAAGCCGGTGTCCGCCTCGTACTGGACGGAGTTCAGCGTCCAGGAAATGCCATGGGCGCTGAAACTCTCGCCCAGCTGCTCAACCCATGGGTCAAACTCGGATTTGGTAAACAGATCCGTGGTGCCGGTGACGGCGGTCTCTCCGTGGCCGTTGTCTCCGGGAAGATCATGGCTGCCGTCCTCTTGCCACACAAAATAGCGGTCGGATTTGAGCCGGACGGCGTGGCTCACTGCGTCTGTCACCGCTCGGTGGGCGGCGATCACTCGCTCATACCAGGTGGTCATGTGGCACCTCGTATTTCTGCTCAATCCGCAGCAGCGTCAGATCCATGCTTTCCGGGAAAACGTCGGTTGTTGTCTGGATCAGATCGATGCGGTACTGCTTGCCGTCCTCCGTCACAGCCACGTCCTGGCTGCTCACGCCGGGGACCCGTGGAACCCGCAGCACCCGCTCGATCTGAGCCTGATTCTGCCGTCCCTCGTAATACCGCTGGATGCCAAGACGCCGCTCCTCGTATCGCAAAGCGGCCTTAAATGTCAAACCCTCCACAGGCTTGTAGCCCGGCGCCGCCGTATCTGCAACGGCATAGACCTTGACCAGTCCGTCGGAATAGGTCTGAGTAATCTCGCTGTCACGGCGAGGGCGATACGGCGCTTTCCATGGCATACGCGCTCACCCGCCTTTCGCTCTGCATACTCAAAATGAGAGATTGATAGTTGTTTTCAAACACGTCCAGGGCGCTGTCTCTGGCGTAGCGGACGTATTCCATCAGCAGCGTCCGTGCGTCGCCGTCCGCTGTATAGTCCTGCGGGCTTCCGGCCTTCTTGTCCAGGTACCCGATCCCGGAGGCGATGAGCCCGGATACCTTGGTATCCGTGGCCTCATCGCTCCAGGTGATGTTCAGGTAGTTCTCCACATCGGACAGCAGGCCGGGCGGCAGGCTGTTCCGATCCGCCATCAGCTCTTGGTGACGGTGACCGTGTAGGTCTTCTTGGCGGTGCCGTCAGCGGCGGTGACGTTAACCTTCACCGTGTTGCTTCCGGTCTGCCAGGTGGCGGCGCTGCCGTTGTCGATCTTGCGGTTGTTCACCAGCACCTCGATCTCCGCGCCTGCGTCAGAGGGAACGGCGGTCACGGTGTTGGTGGCGTTGGTAGTCTCCGCCGTATAGGTCACGGTGCCGGAGGCAAAAGCGGGGGACAGGGCCAGAGAGCCAATAGACAGGGCGCTCAGAGTGGCATCGTCAGAGGGTGCGGTCTCCGTCACCTGAGTCACCTTCCAGGTGGCGGGCTTCAGGCCGGAAATATCCAGCAGCAGGAAGGCGTTGTTGTCCAGAGGCATACCGTTGGCGTAACCCTTGATAAGGTATACCCGCTCGTCCTCCAGGAAATGGTAGTGGTCGCTGTACTCAATGCGGCCGTTGGGCGCGGTGCCCGCCATAGCCAGATACCGGTTGGAGAGGCCCATCACTGCCTTGCCCCGGCTCAGCGCGGGGGTCTGGATGATGGTCATGGGGTAGGGCATCACGTCGTTGCGGTAGGTGCCGTCAGGGGCCATCAGCGTAGTGGCGGGCATCACCGTCTGGTAGTAGTCCTGGGGGTTTACCAGCAACAGGATGCTTTCCACACGGCGGGCCTTGCCGTTGGGGTCTGCTGCCATCAGGGAGATCAGATTGCCCACGGTGGCGGGGCTGAGATCCCGCACCTTCACGGGGGTCTTCTCGGGATAGGCGTTGCCGGAACGCACCACATTGTCGCCAACCTGACGGGTCATGCCGATGGGCTTCTTGTCACCGTCGCCGGTCACGATGCCCGCCTCCATGCCGTTGGCGAATGCCTCGTACAGCACCTCGCGCACATAGCGGTCCAGCCACTCGGGGCCAAGATCCAGCATGGCCTTGCACACCGGCAGGAAAGCGGAGAGCTTCAGCAGCTGGGCGGGAATCTTCTTAAAGCCGGAGGTCAGCTCCTTGACGATGTCGTCGCAGAGATCGCCCCACGCCGCCTCCTCATGGCCGTTGGTGTTCACCATGATCTCCACGGCGCCGCCGGTGGCCCGGAAGTTGATGCGGCTCAGCAGGGGGTGATTGGTTTGGAGATCCTCAAAAACGGAGTCGATCACCGTCTTAGGGAGCACAGCGTCCATGCCGGTCACGGCCTGCCGGGGATCAATGGCCTTCATGGCCTCGCCCAGCTTCTGGTAGTAGGCGTGCTCCTCGCCGGTAAGCTGGTGGACGCCCCGGGCCGTCAGGATACGGCTGTCCATTTCCTGGCGAAGGTCGGCAAGCTGCTGCTCATACTCCTGCTTCACGTCCAGGCCCACACGCTGGAGCATTTCGTCAAAGGCTGCCTGGAAGCCGGCAGGGTCATTGTCGGCAACTGCCTTCTGGATGAGGGTGCGGAGCTCCTCGCGGCTCCGGATGTCATTGTTCTGCATAGTGTTCTCCTTTCATTTTTAGCCAAACAGGCTCATAATACGGTTTTTCTGCTGGGGTTCGGGCTGAGGCTCCGGGCCTTTCGGATCAGGGGGGCAAGGCGGTTTAGGACCAGTGTCCGCCGCCAACTGCCGAAGCTGAGCGGCAAGGCTTTTCTGCACGGTGATCCGCTGCTCCAAGGTCAGGTTGGCCTTTTGCAGCAGAGCCGCAGCCTGGGTCATGTCCGCGTCCTTTTCCGCGTAGCGGTCGGCCAATCCCAGCTCCATGCACTGCTCCGCCGTCAACCAGGTCTCCGCGTCATACATTTCCTTCAGGGTATCCGGGTCCAGCTTGTCACCGGCCTTTTGGAGATAGGCTTCCATCCCCGCCTGATTGATGGTGTCCAGATTGTCTGCGGCCTTTCGCAGCTCAGCTGCGTTTCCGTAAATACCCATGCTCATGTTGTGGATCATCATGAGTGCGTTGCGCGGCATCACCACCGTGTCGCCGGCCATTGCGATGACCGAGGCGATGGAACAAGCAAAGCCGTCCACATACACCGTCTTGTGGGCGCTGTGCCGCTTGAGCTGGTTGTAGATGGCCGTGCCCTCAAATACACTGCCGCCGTAGCTGTTGATGTAAACGGCGATCTCCGTCGCCTCCGGATGCTCCGCCAGAGCGTCCCGGAAGGCGTTGGCGCTGGTCTCGCTCTGGATCGTCTCGTCGGTCCACCAGTCATAGCTGTCGCCCTCCACATCTCCGTAGATGTAAAGCTCCAGTGTCTTGGCGTCCTCCGCCCGCTGCTTCAGCGCCCACATTCTCCGGTCCTTCTGCTTGGGATTACTCATTCCCGCTGTCTCCTTTCTGTGCATTCATCTGCTGCGCGGCTTCTTGGATCCGCGCAATGTTCAGGGTCAAAAAGTGTTCATCGGCCCACGGCTCGTTGATGGTGGCCTGGTTGGCCGCCCGCAGCACATCGTTGACCGAGAAGGCGCCGCTGCCCACCAGCTTTTCCACGTTGGCAGCGTTGGCAAACATGTCAAAGTGGAGGATAGCAGAGGAATCGACCCGGACAAAGTTGCCCTGCTTCCAACCGTCAAAGCCATACCGCTTTCGGGTGATTTCCTCTTGGAGCTGATCGCAGATGGGGTCAATACACTGGGTCAGAAAACGGCTGTTGGCGTCCGCTGTGCCCTGAACGGTGCCGTTCACCAGCACAGCGGGGATCAGAAAGCCCCGGGCGGTAAAATCGAAAATGTCCTCGATCAGGTTCCGCACGTCCCGGCTGTCGCCCACCTTGCCATCGCCAGATTTATTGACCTGCTGATAGTCGTAGCCGTCAAACTCCGGGAGCACCGCCGCGCCGCTGCCAAAAAACGGTTTGATCTGCTGCTCGATGATCTTGGCAAAATTTTGCTCAAAATTCTGCGTGCCCGATGCGATCTGATTAACATGGACCTTCCAGTGCTGCCCACGCTCCCACTGATAGCGGCTCATAGCCGCTGCCACCAGCCGCATGTAGGACTGGCACAGACCGTCCACCACCGGGCGCATGGCGTTGTGGTGGAGCTTTAAATGCAGTACCTCGTTTTCCCGGAAGGTTTTTTCATAGGCGGTGTCGCCCACCGTCACGTTAATGTACTCATTCATCCGCATCGGCCAGAAGGTGCTCTGCTGCCAGCTGTCCGCCACCATCACCGCGTCCATGCCGTCCCGCCGCTTACTGGAGATCACCAGCGCTTCATTGTCCAAAAACAGTTTGGCGATCAGCTTGTGCCAAAAGGCGGAGCTGTTCTGGTTCACGTTGGGCTCCACATTCCATAGGTAATACTCCTGCTTCTGGATCTCCTCCCGCCCCCGGAAGGTCTTTACCTCGCAGCGGCCCACGGCGTTGGCCACCATGTTCACGCAGGTCCAGAAGGAAAGCTGCCGCGCCTGGAAGTCTTCGGCCGCTGCCAATAGCTCCTGACAGGAGACCTCCGCTGTGGCGGTTCGCCCGCCCTTTCCCGCCAGCCATTCAAAAAATCTCAATCCCATAGTTCAGCCTTTCTCCGGTCCGATTCGGACCGTTATAGTCTGATGGCCCCTATCGGCGGGGCCGCCAGCGGAGCGCCGGTGCCCAGCAGCGGTTCGATCGTCATGCTGGCCACCAGTGCCATAAAGGGGTCTGTCTTGCGGCTTTTCGCTTCAATTTTGGCGTAGATAAAGTTTCCGGTATCGACACCCTGCTTCCGTGAGCTGCGGACCCTCTTGGTATTATTCACGCCCCATCGAAGGTGCGGCTGGTCGCCCCAGTAAAACAGCTCCCGGTCAAAGCATTCCTGGATCACCGGCTCCACCTGCATGATGTCTGATGGCCGCACCAGCTTTACCCGGTTCTTGTCCGCCGCGTCAAAGCCGATGGCGCGCATACTTTCGGAAACCAGCGTCCACCGGTAGTGGTCCATTGCCAGCGCCTTGATGTTGTAGCATCTGGCAGCGTCCTGGATGTATGCCGCGATCAGATCAGGGCTGATGCTCACATCATCCACCGCCGTCAGGTGTCCTTCCTTTGCCCACGTCTGCCACGGAGCCTTGATCCGCGGCAGGGTTTTGGATTGCAGGCAAATCCATGCGTGGTTGATGTCAAACCGGTCTGCGCCTCGCCGGAAGTGGAGGTTGACTGCCGCCCAGTCGCTCAGCTCCGCATAGTCCAGCCCTACCGTGCAAGTCCAGCCACGCAGATCAGGCTGTGGCTTATTGGTCTTGAGGATCTTTTCATAGTCTGTCACGCTGATCTCCTGAAATCCGGCCCGCAAGCCCATTCGCTTTGTCAGAAAATCGCCGTTTTGCTCCGGGTGCTCCACCCAGTCCCGGTATTCGTCCGCCGTTTCTTGAAATAGATCCGGCAGATAAAACAGGGATGGATTTGCCATGTACCAGTTTTCCGGATCATGGACCTGCTCCCGGGTCTCCACGCAGCAGATGAAGGGAAGAAAGCCGTTGTCCGGCTCGTTTTCAAATAAGATCCGCCGTCCTCTGGCCAGATAGTCATCCAAAGGCCCGTCATTGACTTCGCCGTTGGAGGTAAAGATCCCCACGCGGGGCTGAGCTACCTTGCCCTGACCGGTAATAAACACCTTGATGTTGTTGTAGTTTTCAAACTGGTGGACCTCGTTAAAGATCACCATGCCGGAGCGCATACCGTCCCGTCCCTTGGGGTTGTTGGTGCGGCCCTTGACCACGCCCCGGTTTTTTCGGCCCTGCACCAGCTCCTTTGTGTGGTAGTAAAACCGCTTCAGCTTCGCTTCGTTCTTGGGTAGCTCCAGCGTGTTCACCAGATCCAACACCGGCGTCATGGCCTGTTCCTCGTTATTGGCGCAGATATCTACGTTGTAGCTGCCAACCGGGTTGTAGGGAGAGGTGGCGCACATGGAGATAAATGCGATAAAGCCGTCCTTTCCCGCGCCACGGCCAACCATGGAAAACAGGGTCTTCCACCGGGGCCGTCCGTCAGAAGTGTAGGTGCACATCCAAAGCGCCGTCAGGAATTGCTCCCACAGGAAAAGATCTTTATACGGGAAATAGCGGGACAAACTCAAATACCGCCGAAGCTGCTCTGTATCTACCAGCAGATCTTCTGTCTCAAAGCACCGCCGGATATGCGCCGCCAGGGCGTGCTGCTCTGGGCAGGCCCGGGGCTTGTCCGCCTCCACCGCCTCCAGATACGCCTGGACCTCCGGCGGCAGCTTACAGTTCATCGTCCATGCCTCCCGGCACGTCCGATTTTGCGGCGGCGTCCTTAAAGCCAAGTGCCGTCCATACGGCCAGCATTTGCCGGGCAACCTGAATTTCCAAAGACACGCTGCGATTTTCCGTAATGCGGCCCCGGTTATCCATTACGGAAAGACCGCGCTCAGCCACATCCGTCTGCAATTCCTGCCGCCGTACCCAGAAGTCCAGATACTCGTCCACCTTGTCGGTGTACGCTTTTTCCAAAATGCCTCTGGCTTCCAGATTGTCCAGCATGGACTTTTTCAGTTCCCGGTACTGTTTGGTTTTTCTCCAGTCCTTTGTCTGCTCCATAAGGCTCCTCCTTTCCCGCTTCTTTCCATCCGGCGCACACGGCGGCTCTCGCATGGCAGCCAGAGCCGCCGACAGGAGGATCAAACCCGCTGCGGCGCAAGCGCCGCCGTGTGCGTCGGGGGAATGTGTCCGAATCGGACCGTGCCGCCCCACCGCGTCTACATCAATACCCCGCGCATCCAGCGCAGGCCTTCGGCGCAGGCAGGGCGGAAGCTCCGGCTCATGACCCGGCCTCCGTGGTAGGGCACGGAGACCGGAAGGGAAGAAAGAGTGAAGCCGGCACAGGGGCCGGGTCACAAACCGGATCGTGTTTTTCCATCAGCCAAAATCAGCTTTGTTTTCGCCCTGCAAGTCGGGTTTAGCAGATTAAGGGGATCAAAGACCGGCGGTAGCCTTCTCAGCCAAAATCAGGGCTGGCTTTCTCAAGACTCCGCAGGGCTCTGCCAGATATTGCTGGCCCAGCTGGACGCTTTCCGTAACCAAATCTGCTTCTGTGCCCTTGAAACCGGCAGCATGTCTCCAAATCGGTCCATCCACTGCTTCTGTGCCCTTGAAACCGGCAGAATCATTTCCGCGCCCGCGCCGCCTGCGCGTCACGGCGCCGCGCACGCCCGTCGGCCCCTCTTTTGTCCTGGACCCACCCGATTAGCAGCAAAAGGGTCAAAGCTGTTTTTCTCGATGGGGGGTTAATCCCATCGCTCAGCAGTGATTGGCAAGGCCTTCGGCTGGAATTGTCGCTGGCTCTCTGGGTGCTCCTGCTCATGGCATTGCTTGCACAGCGTCTCAAGCTGACGTTGGCCCGTATCCGGGTCAAACACGCTCAAAGCCAGGTCAGGCCGCTGCCGAAGGTGCTTGACGTGATGCACGATGTACCCCTTGCGGTAACGCCCCGCCGCCTTGCAATGCTGACACTCGTACCGATCCAGCCGGAGGACTTCCAGCCGGAGCGCCCGCCACTCAGGCCAAGAATAAAATTTATACTCATGGCCCACCGCCAGCAGCGAGACCAGCTCCCGAAGCCTCGCGCCGGAGATACCGGCACCGGCCATCTGTTCCACGGGCTATCACCTCCGGGCAAAAACAAAAGCCGATGCCAACACCCGTCGCAACGGCGGAGCATTAGCACCGGCTACAAGAGCACAGGCCAAAAACAATGCAAAACAAAAACCGGCACCGATGCCCCCAACGCTGGGGATCATCGGCACCGGCTAATCATCGAGCACTGGCCACGGTCAATTTTCACGAGATGGATTGCTTTGCAGTTTCGGCACCAGAGCTGGAGATTATCCGCCACGGTGTCCGGTCTGATTGCCTGATTGGTCTTGTGTCGGCAGACCGGGCAAACTGCATATCCATCCTTTATGGCAAGTTTATCACCTTTTCTCATTGTTTGCAAGGCTTTTCCCTCACTTTCTCGGCGTTGTCCGTAGATATTCCGTAGGTTTCAAGAGGATACGCTATCTATAGATAGATAATACTAAACTTTGTTATTAAAATAAAAGCGCTATTTCTCCGGCATCAAATAGCGGCTGTAACCATACAGCCCCCAGTCTCCCAGCTGCGGCCGGTCCCGGCCCTGCATGGGCAGCGGCGTGGCGCCCTTGGGAAGCCGCACCATGCCGCTCTTGCAGGTGGTCACCTCCGGAGGCGGGATGTACTTACTCAGCGCCCTGGAGCAGCCCCACGGGTGGCGGCCCACCTCCGGGACCTCTTTCGTAAAATAGATCGCCAGCCCACGGTAGCCGCCCTCTGACAGCACCCGCGCCCGGTCCCAGCGCACATCGTAGGCGCTGCCCCAGGTCCAGAGGTATTGCACCACGGCAGGTGGGAAATCTTGGTCACGCAAAAATGCGTGAATGTGGTAACGGTGGTCGCCGTGTAAGCCCTCCATCCGATAAACGTAGAACTCTACAGGCTTGCGGCTCCATCTCCGGAGCCGCTTGAGGAAGGCATCCCACACGCGCTCTACACCGGCCCAGTTAGCCGGAAGATGGGCATTGTCAAAGTTGAGGCTGTAAAAAATGCCGTCATAGGCAAAGAGCGCCAGCCGCAGTTCCAGCTTGTCCAGGCTGGTGCGGCTGAGGGCCGGCCCGCACCGGCCCCGCACCGCATCCGGCCCGTAGCGACGGAGATATCCGTAGTTGTCCGTCACCAGCGCCTTCACCAACGGTCCCGCCCGCTGGCGGACGCATACAAACGGATCAGCCATCCCCGCCGTCCTTTCTCTCGCCGTCCATCTTGGCCCCGCAATGGCAATACGGCTGTCGTCTACTCTCTACTCTACCGCAACGTGAGCATCGGTAGTATCGTTCCGGCATGATGTGGTCACCGTCCAAGAATGAGATCCACCGCCCATGCACCACCGGGGCCACGTCGGCGACGGGCAGGATCTCAATATACTGCGACGGCTCAAGCCCTTTTGCCCACGCGTGCTTTGCGGCCTTAATCGCCGCGTCCCGTCCAATGTACTCAGCCATCGTCAGCCCTCCTCCACATAGCACCAGCTTTGGGGCGGGCGGTGAAGATATAGCCGCCCGTCCGTGTTGCAGTCCGTTTCGTCGCCATCTCCGCAAACATTTTCGCAAGACCAACAGTTTGTGCTAAGCTCCGAGTATTCCAGACAGTCTCGCCAAAACTCCCCCAGCTTTTTCGGTGCGTCGTAAATACGCAGGTCGGAGATGTGCCAGCCGTAAAGCGGTGTTCCGTGCCCATAATCCCATAGTGCCCCATTTTCAAGACAAGTCTGTAATACATAATCATCGCCAATGTCATAGATGCCATACGGTTCGTCTGCCGGGGCAAGTCTATCTATGCGGTCGCAGGTAAACTCCCCAATGACTTTGCCGTTTCCGATGTTCATTCCGCCGCACTTCTTTGCATTGACCAGGAAGGAAATGGGGCCGCCCATCCAGCGCTCACGCCATGCGGCATCCCTAATCCACAGCTTGTCGCCCCCGGCGGAACAGTAGATATAGCACTTAAACGGCGTTTGCAGCTTCGGCTTGGTCTTGCGGACTTCGATGGTCTTTTCACCGCTGGCGATCTTCTCCACCCACTTGGGGCGGATACTCAGCATAATAGCCTTACTCATCGTTCATCCCCTCCATTCTGAGCCTCGCTCACGGCTTGCCCTCCCACGGGGTCTCAAGCCATTTTTTAATTTCCTTCCAAGTTTCGGGCATGGTCGAAATGCCAGCAATGTGTTTCATTTCTGCATCGCTCCGAAACTTGCACAGAAGGCCGATCAGTTCGTTGTCCGTCATGCTCCGGATCCGATCTCCAATGGTAACGGGCCACGTGCGATACGGGCACTTTTCGATTGCGGCGCAGTTTTCAAAGTCATAGCCCATCTGCATGGGGCAGTTTTCACCGGTGCACTTTTTCATCACTTACCCTCCCTTTCAGTTTGATTCCATTCGCCTGCTCCACTCTCGTCCAGCCGCCTGCGCCTTGTCCAGCTCCGACAGTGCCCGATTCATAACATCCTGCGGGATATCCTTAATGGGCTTGCCATCGTATGGGCGAAGGAGGTCAAAATAGGCTGCATAGTGCTTTCGTTCTTCGTCAATCAGCTTCACACACCTTTCGTGGTGGGCGTCGTTGCGCTGGAGCCTAATTCGTCCCAGCGCACGATCCAAATAATACGGGCCTGTCTTCATGGCCAGCATTTCTACCACTTGCAGCAGTTCCGCCTTCGTCAGATCACTTGGTTTCAGCATTTTCCACCTCCGGCGGCTCCGGTCTTTTTAGCTCAAACTGACCATATGGCATAACACACAGCTGCTTGGAATCGCAGTCAGCCATGCCGCTTACGATGCCCTTGCAATGAGCGCAATACTGGCACATCCACGTCTTTCCGCCTTTTCTGACATCCGCAATTATCGACATAACATAGTTGCGTTCAAGTATCAGTTGTCTATTCTGCCCCCGCAGCTTTTCAATTTTCTGCTGGAGCGCCGCGATGTGTGCGTTTTGATTCTCCAGCCGGTCGGCGGCTTCCGCCAGATCATCGCCCAGCGTGATCGGCGTTTCCCACTCATTTGCTCGTGCCCATTCTGCGTGTTCACGCAGCGCATTTACGAGGTTTGTATCTCTCATAGTTCCTCCCTACATTTCTTCATTCAGCCAGCTTGCCCACGTCACCATGCGGGTATCATCGGCATTGGATAGCTTCTCTGGGTATTTCAGATCAAGTGAGCAGCCCTTTGCTTCCAGCGCGTCATCCACGGCTTTTTCGATCAGCTCACCCAATCTGGCTGCGTTTTTCGTGTAAAACTCAAAGTTTGTCATTCCTCAAACCCTCCCAGCACTTCCTGCCCCGGCAAAACGCCGTCCTCCATCCACCAGTGGAATACATCCACGCCAGATTGCCACTGGCACGGCAGACTTCGCTTCCTCCGTTCTTCCAGCATCCGATCAAAGGCCCGGATATACGCCGCCTTGATTTTGGGATAGCGGACGAACTCCATAGTCCTTGCTTTTGATGCCATAGGACAGCCTACGCAGCCGACCCGGTGGAAGCCCTCGCAGTACAGCGGATTCATTGGGATTTTTTCAGCCGCGGCGTAACCCAGCACATCGTCATCTTTCCAGTCGATGATGGGGTTCACCACCCGCTTCCCCTTTAGTTGGCACGTTTCAAATAATCGGCGATCCTCGTCATTATCGTTTGATAGGATCAATTTGCTTTGTGGCTTAGACGTTAATACCTCTAAGCCGCCGCGGCGTTTCCTGGCCGTGGATTCCGCCCAGCGAACGCCCGTAGCGATAAACCGATCCTTGCCTCCCCCCTCTTTAAGGACGCCACAACAGTACCGCATCAGGCGTGTGGGCGGCATCAGCTTCTTTTGAATCAGGTTCCACATGGTCACGCGGCTTCCGTCCGGCTGGACGTGCTTGTCCACGTCGCACTTCACGCCCTTTTCTTCCAGCCGCCGGAACGTATCGTACACATGGCGCACCGTCTCCGGCGCATCCGCCGTGGTGAGGGAGTGCAGGGCTTCAAACGGAATGCCGCTTTTCTCCGCCAGATGTAGCATCACGTCGCTGTCCTTCCCGCCGGAGTAGGTGATCACTAACGGTTTTTCAAAAAGCCGCAGGCTCATATCCGATGCCGCTTTCAGCCGCTCTATGGCGGTCTGCTCCAAGTCGCTCATGATTCCTCCCTTATATCTCCGCCCCATTGCTCCGCCATGGCTCTGGCGATGCCGGGGAAGGTTTTGCTTCTGGTCCTTGCCGTGCGCGGGTCATTCCATCTCAGGGCTTTCCCTTTTTTATCTTTCGCATAATTCGCACTCGCACCTACACTGTATCCACCTGGTAAAATTTCTCCTGCGTCTACAATATTTGTCGGTTTCAAAGTGGGAAGGCTCTTTAACCACAGGCAAGTCTTTTTTCTTGCCTGGTGCCCGAACTCATAGGGCTGGATAATGCAATCCGGCTTGCGATAGTATGTAGACATATATCCGACCGGATTTTCTACCGCGATTTTACAAACGTTGGCATTTACAAATGCCAGGAAAAACGCCGCAGCTTCTTCCCGCAACTGCAACCGTCTGACCGCCTTTTCGCCATATCTTTCCGTGTTAAACCAGCGATTTCCCGTAACAGTTAGGTATGTGCACGGCGGGTGCGCGATCAGTAGATCCCATTTGCCGACGTCATGCGTCTCCCCGTCTATGGTGGTCACTTGCCCCCCCTCGATGGCCTTGAGCGCATCGCCTAAGATGTGCCACTCAGGATGCCCGCCGGAGGGTTCCTGTATATCACACGAGTAGGCTTCATGGCCCAGCGCCCGGAACGCCTTACAGACTTCCTGCGATTCCTCGCAGGCTATCAACACTTTCATGTGTCCTCCACCTCCGGCGGTTCCGGCAGTGGCATCCAGTGGGTGACGGTGCAAGGCAGAGCCATGCAGAGCCACTTTTTCGCCTTTGCGTGATAATTGCCGATGTCCACGCCAAAATCAGGGCTGTAAATCATGTAGTTCACAAGCTCCGCAGTCTCATCGTTGCGCCACACCTCCGGCAGCCGCTCCGTCACCGGGATCCACCTGAGTTGCAGTGCTGGCGTCTCTGCCAAGGCGTCCGCGAACTCCGGGAACGTGGTGTGAAAACACAGCGTTTTACAGTTGCTTTTTTTGCAGACCGTGTTTTTTTCTGGGTCGCAAAGATACAGCCCATCATGGACACACCGTACCGCCTTCCGCAGCCCAGCGATCTCCTTTTGCAGTGCTAAAATGTGGGTACTCTGGTTGGCGATCCGGTCGGCGGCCTCCCGCATGACCGCGCATCCAGACACGCCGCAATTGTTCTCATGCCCACAGCCCATGCAGGCGAGGCTTCCGGTCTCCACCTTCAACCGGCGGATGGCATTTACGAGTTCTTGATCTCTCAAAACGGCAGCTCTCCTTTCTCCTCCTCCGGGATCTCTCGGAAGTCCCCGGACGCAGGCGGCGTGTCCGATTCGGACCGCTTGCTGTCCCCGAAATACACATGCTCCGCCACCACCTCGGCGGAGCGCCGGTTGTTGCCGTCCTTGTCCTTCCAGTCCCGGATCTGCAAGCGGCCCTCCACCACGGCCATGCGGCCCTTGGTGAAAAACTTGCTCACGAAGTCCGCCGTGGAGCGCCATGCCACGATGTCCACGAAGTCCGTCTCCTTCTCGCCGGACTGGCTCTTGTAGTCCCGGTCAACCGCCAGAGAAAAGGACGCCACGGCGGTTCCGTTTCCGGTATGCCGCAGCTCCGGGTCACGGGTCAGACGGCCCATGAGTACGATATGATTCAGCATTACTTAATTCCCTTTCTCAAGCGAGTCCGCGTATAGCAGCGCCGCCGATTTAGTATGTATTCCTCATTTTGTTTCTGCTCCCTGCAAGACAGCATAGCTGCCAGCTCTGCCCTATGGATCTCATCATAGGCCGCCCACCGGGGGCAGACCGCCGGATCGTGACATCCGATCCGGCGATCCGGGCAGTTCAGGCACGGCGGCGCGGTCATAGGGCCACGCCCTTTGCCGTCACCGTCAGCAGGATCACGGCAGCCACGGCGGCCGCCAGAGTCAGCACCGGGAGGACCCGGCTGCGGCGCTTCCCGCGCCCTGTGTATCGGATCATGAGCCACCGCCTTTCTTCGACTTGTCGATCAGAACAAACAGATCATTCTTCGCTTTTCGATCACACTCCGTCCATACAGGGGATTTAGGATCAATCATGTGAGTAATCAGCTCCATCCGCACAGCCTTTGCGAGATCCGGGCGACTTTTCAAAAGGCTGGAGTAAACCAGATTGATCTGGCGAAGCATCAGGGCCAAGACCTCATCCAGATCTAAACCGACCACGTTGAAACGCTCAGGGCCGTTCTCAAGGTCGCACTCAAAAAGAAATTTTTTCATTTGTCCGCTCCTTTCCCTGCCGCCGGGACAGGCGGCAGCCGCATCCACCAGACCACGGGGGCCTGTGCCTCAATGCCGCCCGGCATCATCCAGTGTTGGCCATCCCAGTCAAAAAACCGTTTCAGCAGTTTCCCGTCGCCCAGGTCCACATAGGCCGCAAACTCGCCCGGCTCCGCCGGGTTGGTGCTGCCGGGCATCCATCCGGCGATCATCAGCTGGCCCTCCGGCAGCGTCGGCGAAGTCAACTCATCCGTCAGGCCCACGATGTAGTCGGCGGAGCAGTGCAGTGCCTTAGCCGTCTTGTCGACGTTGTAGATATTCTCCGGCTCCAGCTCGTTGACCCAAACGTGTTCGCCCTGAAAATCCCCGGAGGCAAACTTCCGCAGTTTGCCCACCGTGTAGCCACCGCCGTATCGGGACCAGATGGCAGTCGCAGTGTCCGGCAGTTCGGCAGCGTCCGCCGCTCTGGCCAGACGGGCCGCGCTGACCTGGAGTTCCCGCTCAAGTTTCCGCTGATGTTTTTCAGCAGCCTTTTTCGCGTCCGCCTTATTTGCGTCCAGTTTCTCTTTGCGCTTAGCCTTTGCCTTGGAGCAGGCATTGTCGCAGGCGTAACACTCCGCCGTAGCATTGGGGCAATCCAGACAGCACGTCTTACCGCCGCAGGTCTCATAAGCGAGGGCATCCGCGTCATGCCGGAGGAAAGCGTCTCCCCGCTTGCACGCCTTGCCGTCCGGACAGGTCATGCAGGGTTCCCAGCGGTAGCCTCTGTCCTTGTAGAGCCGCAACAGCATCTCCAGCGTGGAGCCGGTGGGAATTTTGGGGAATGCCGTGAATATGCGATGCTGCATATTCGGGGAAAACTTAGCCAGCGTGTATGCACTCTGTTCCGGCAGTTCGTTTCGTTTCCACATGGCGGTTAATTCTTCAATTAGCCGCGCATCAATGACCCTGACTCTGGCAATCTGAGATCCCTTTGTGTTGCAGGCAGCCGCCACAGCGTCCCGCATCCGTCCCTCCGGGAACTCATACCCTTCTTCTTTGAGCTGATAGAACAAAGCCTCCACCCGCTTTGACTGTTCGCTGATCTCCGCGCTGGTGAGCTTGCGGGTGGAGCTGTTGGCGAAGATCAACCGAAGCTCCTGAAGCGCCGGGGAGACATCGTCCGTCTCCCGGATGCAGGGCACCCGGCGGAACTGATCCAGCCCCTTTTCCACCAGCTGAGCCAAGGCGGCCCGCCGCCGGTGGCCGCTGACGATGGTAAACCGTCCGCCCTCACCGGCCCGCACCCGGATAGGCTGCTGCAAGCCGCACATCTGGATGTTGTCCGCCAACTCGTCAATGTCCGTCAGCTGGTAGAAATTCCGCTCGTCACCGTCCAGAAGGCCGATGTCGATGTACTCGATCTGCTCTGGGCCGGTGGTGTTCAGCTCTGCCACACCGGCCAGCTGCTCACCCAGCACGTCCATCACGTTAAATTTCCGTTTTTCCATTCTCAGCACCTCCCGGAGATCTCTTTCACCAGCTCAGCGTAGTCCTTGCTGGCCGCGCAGTAGGGACGGGCCACCGGCAGCGGGACCTTCTGGAAGGTCGCGCTGGGGACGGCCTTAGAGAACCGGATCACCGTCTCAAACACCGGCAGCGCACCGCCCCGGATGGCCGCGAGGGCCTCCTTCTCGTCCGCCATGTGGGTGAACTGCGTCACCAGCACGCCCAGCACCGACAGCCGGGGGTTGATGGCCCGCATGTGCTGGAGCTGCTCCGCCAGATTGGCCATGCCGCCGGTGGAATAATAGTCCAGCCGGATGGGGATGATGACCTCATCCGCAGCGGCCAGCGCCGCCGTGCAGGCCGCCGACAGGGCCGGCGGACAGTCGATTAGGATGAGATCGTAGGCGTTGTCCTGGTCCGCGTCCTCCTCGATGGCGTCCCGCAGATCCGCGATGGCCCGCTGCATCCGGCCTACGCCGCTCTGGGCCATGTGCCGGTCTGCCACCAGCAGGTTGATGTCGGAGGGGATCAGGTCGATCCCGTCAAAAATGGTGGGCGTCACAAACTCCGGATAGTACCCGGCGCCTTCGGTCAGGAGGGCCAGCGTGTCCGCGCCCTCCTCCGCATCGATCCCGAAGGACATACTCAGGTTGCCCTGACTGTCCCCGTCGATCAGCAGAATCCGCTTCCCCTGCTTCGCCAGCAGATACGCCAGCGTGGCGGTGGTGACGGTCTTGCCGACGCCGCCCTTGAAATTCAATACCGCAATAGTTTTCATGTTTCACCTTTCCCCCTTGTTTGCGTCAGACCGCAGTGCTTACAGCCTTAAAATGCGGCTGGCCCCGCCAGTTCTTCGGCTGCGGTTCCAGTTTCGGCCAGAAGGCCTCCCGCCAGTTGTAACCGGTGATGGGACTGCGGAACTCAACCGTGTAGTACCGCCCTGCCGGGTGGATGTAGATCACCCGCGCCGGGATCGGCCCGATGGTGCCCAGTCCGCTGGTTGCCTCCAGTGTCGGCTCGATGTGCAAAATATCTCCGATTTTCATGTTTCACTCCACATATGCCGGGTTGAAGGTGTTGGTCTCCGGCCAAAAAGATAAATCCAGGCGTCCGGTGCTGCCGTGGCGGTTCTTGGCCAAAATGATTTCCGTCCGCTCAGGTGCGCCTCGCTCCCGCTTGTAGTCCGCCTGGTAATAGTCCGGGCGGTGAACAAAGATCACGCCGTCGGCGTCCTCCTCCATGGCGCCCGTGGCCCGCAGGTCCGCCAGTGTGGGCCGCTTGTCCGTCCTCTGCTCATTCTGCCGGTTGAGCTGTGCCAGGCACAGTACCGGCTGGTTAAGGGACTGGGCCAGCCGCTTGAGGGCATGGGCGATCTCTCTTGACTCGTCCGCATCCTGCCGCTTGCCGGGGCGGAGGATCAGGCCGAAATGGTCAACCACCACCAGCTTGACGTCCCGGCCCGCCCGAGCAATGGACGTGATCCGCTGGACGCTCTTGGCGCGGCCGTTGGTGCAATAAAACGGCGTGGCTGCCGCCTTGCGGGTGGCCTCGATCATCCGCTTGTACTCATCTGTCGTCAGGGTGTCCATCAGGATCAGCTTGCTGTCCACCTTGCTCAGGCTGGACAGCCGCCTTGCCATGATCTGCTCCCTGGACATCTCCAGGGAGAAATAATCCACCTTGCCCACCGTCTGGGCCACATACTCCGCAATGTTGACGCCCAGGGCGCTCTTGCCCATACCGGGGCGGCCCGCCAGGATGTACAATCCATCCTGCACCATGCCGCCGCCCAGCAGCTTGTCCAGTGCCTTAATGCCTGTCCGGACGTATGGGATATTGCCCTCGTCAATCTTGGCCCGGTAGTCCAGAAATCCGTCCACCTGCTCCTTCGGAGCCAGCAGCTCACTCTCCAGGCGCTGGTTGCTGGCCGTCATAGCCGCGTCCAGCTGGGCAAGTACCTCGTCCTCTGGGGCCTGGTCCGCCAAGGCCGCCAGTCCGTCCTCAAGGGCCGTTTTCAACTCACGCCGCCTGGCCGCCCGGGCCACGATGTCGGCGTACATCTCCACATTGGCTGCCGTGGGTGTGATCTCCATTAGCTGAGCCAGATACTTCCGCAGCGTTTTCTCCTCCGCCAGGCTCTGCCGCAGCGCCTCCGCACAGACCGTCAGGCCGTCGATGGGCTGGCCGTCCCGGTCCATGGTGACGATCACCCGGTACAGCTCCCGGTTGAGGGCCACGGAGAAATCCGATTCCCGCAGGATAGCCGCCACCCGGCGGACGCATCCGCTGTCAATCAGCATGGAGCCAAGGACCGCCTGCTCCGCCTCCACGCTGGCAAAATTACTCATAAACGTCCACCTCCTGGCCGTCGATAATCCGCTTGCCCACGTAGCGCCGCCGGGGCGGCTCCGCCTCCTGGTCCGATTCGGACCGCTCCAGTGCCGTGTCCTTCCAGCGCTCGTTTTTGATCCAGCGGCAAGCGTAGGGGATGCCGATACCCCGCCGCCAGGTCTCGCCCTTGCTCTGGGTCTCCAACGCCTTGGTCATGGTCTGGATCAGCGCCTGGTCCGGCTTGAGCCTGTCCCACTCATGGACAGCGCCCACCCGGTCCTCGGCCCGGCCATGGGTCCGGTACAGGTTCCAAAAGGCCTCAAAAGCATCCGGCATCCATGCCGGAGTGGATTTGCTTTTCCGTGTTTTTCCACACGCATCCCCCATGGGGGGATATAGGGGGGTATTACTAGTATTATTATTTAATACCTTATATGACCCGCAATTTTCTGCGGGTACCCCCCTCAAATTTTTGCGGGTACCTCCGGGGTACCCGCAATTTTCTGCGGGTACCCTCCCAAGGTCAGGAGGGGCCAATTTCCGGCCGCAAAAAATGCGCCGCTCGGTACCTCCGGAGCCGTCTCTCTTGGGCTGAGTCTCCACCCGGATCTGGCCCACATCCTCCAGGGAGCGGAGCAGGTTACGCACCGTGCTCTCACTGCACCCCAGAAGGTCCATAAACTCCTTATTGCTGGCGTCGCACCACCCGTCCGCATTGGACAAGCGGTAGATCTCGCCAAAGAGCAGCTTGCCGCTGGCCGGGACTGCGTCCTCGTACAGCAGGTCCACCCAAATGATGGCAAACTGCCCGCCTTTTTCCGGGTATCGTCTCATATGTACCCCCCTTATCTCTCCATCCGATCCACGATCCGCAGCGGAATTGCCGCCACCGTCGCCACGCCGACGACCATGAAAAACATTGCCCACCCGGTCACAGGGATACCCCCTTCCCGGCAAAATTAGGTCTTGCATGCGGCGTGGATCTTGTGCTATAATTAATACATCCAACAGTGGTTGATCCAATACCACACACTTTTTCCCCTGAACGCTCTGAGGTTGCCGCCTCGGGGCGTTCTTTTTTTGCGCCTGAGTAGATCACCTGATAGATGGCCGCCATGGTATCCCTCAGCTCCAGGACGATGTCATCAAACTCCGGCCGCTCAGCCTCGTCGATCACGCCGTCCTCCGCGATCCGGAGCAGGGCGTCCAGCCGGCCCGTCGCGTCTTGCAGACGGTTCCGAAGGGCGATGCTCGCCATTGGCAGAGGCCTTGGCGTCACCTCCGGCATTACGCCCAGCGTGTCCGTGGCCTGCGCGTGCTCCAATGCCAGCCATGGACAGCTGTACACCTCCACCATCTTGGCCACCGTCTCGTCCTTGGGCACCGTCTTGCCGCCCTCGTACTGTTTCAGACTTTCCGGGGACAGTCCAAGCAGCTCCGCTGCACGCTCCTGCGTCAACCCGGTACTCAGCCTTGCCCTCTGGTACAAATTCGGGTACTTTCGTTCCATTGTCTTTTCCTCCTTCCTGCGCTACCATGTAACCATCCAACGTGCCAATGGTACAATGGGGATGATGTAGCGCTTCCCAACTTTCTTGGCCGGGAAGCCGTCATTGTGGACCAGTGCATCCCAGTCCAGACCCAGCAGCTTGCAGGCCTCGTCCTTGGTCAGGACCTCCTGCTCCGGGAATTTGGCCTGTAAGGATTGCAGCTGATCCCGGAAGCTCTCACGCTCTCGTGCCATGTCCGTTCCTCCCTTCTCACGCGCTCTCCGTCCGCTGGACGATCTCCTCGATGGGGACACCGAAGATCAGCGTCATGCGGAAAACTCTCTCCAGCTCCGGAGTCCGCTGGCCCAATTCCCACTTGCTCACCGTGGGCACGGTGACGCCCAGCTGATCCGCCAGCGCCTTCTGGGTCATGCCGGCAGCCGTCCGCAGCTCCTTGACTCTGTTAACGATCATGATTGCTCCTTTCCCGCCTTGACGGCGTTGCCCCGGTGTGATATATTGTCCTCGGGGCTATGTCCTCTGTGGATATAAATTATCACAAGTTCTTGTGATTGTAAAGCGTTTTTCACAAGTTCTTTTGATTTTGTGCGCGATTACAAAATTATGAGGATTTTTTATGAATAATTCACAAGAAGTTGCGAATCTCATAAAGGCATTGGCAAAGTCTAAAAAAATCGCCATCGGGAAAATGCTTTCAGACTGTTCGCTAAGCGTTAATACGCTGTCTTCCATGCAAGCTGGCGGGTATTATCCAAGGCTGGAAGCACTTGCCAAAATCGCCGATTATCTGGACTGCTCCGTGGACTACCTTCTGGGCCGCACAGATGACCAGCAGAGCCACCGGAAGGAGCACGGATGCAACGCTACGAAAAAGACTTGAAGCACTTGCAGGCTCTGACGAAAAACGGCAGCGAACCGACAGATCTGAACGAGGCGGGGCTGGATGAACCAAGCGCCTATTTGCTCAAGTCTTTAGGGCTGGCCGAGCTGATCCCAGCCGGGGATAATGAATTCTGGATCACGCTGACTGACGATGGCGTTACCTACTTTATCGACAAGGCCAACGCACGGGCTGACTTTGTAAAAAATCACCTTGCCAACTTCGTAGTGGGCTTTCTTTCCGGCGTCCTTGCTACAGTAGCTGCAGCCTTGATAAGACAAGCAGTGCTGCGATAATTCCGCAGATATAGCCAAGGACGTAAGTCCCTTTCATTCCTCGCGCCTCCTCTCTTGATGTTTTGGCCCCGGTGTGGTATATTGTCCTCGGGGCTATGTCCTCTGTGGCTATATCATAAATTACAATTTCTTAAATTGCAAGTGCAATATCGGAAATTATATATTTTTGTAGCTTTGCACAATTTACGGAATTGTAATTATGCACTTTATAGGGGGTGATTCCAATGGACGCCATAGACCGTCTTTTTGCTTTGGTGGATGAAAAATACCGGGAGCAGAAGGACTTTGCCGCCGAAATTGGAGTTGCTCCGTCCAAAGTCAGCCAATGGAAAAAACGGACGTCTAAGTCCTACACCAAGTACCTGCCTCAGATCGCGGCAGCGCTGGGAACTACAACGGAGTACATTCTCACCGGGAAAAAAGAAAAAAGCCCGGCTCCCGAAGGAGCCGGACTGACGCAGGAATTTGCCCGGATTTTCGACCAGCTATCTCCGCAGGCTCAGAATGAAATCATTGCGGAGATGCTAAAGCGGAGACGGCAAGAGCCATGATCTCCGCTTGATCCGCGGGGGACAGAGATGCAAACAGGTCCAATGCGTATGTAGTGTCCGAATCGGACACGGTGCGGGTGGTCTGGCTGCTCATGGTGATGCCTCCCAAACATATATTCAAGGCCCAAGCCTCGGGCCTAATTTTAACAGATTGGATGTGGAGCGAATGAAAAGGGGATTTTTAGCCGGAGTTCTGGCGACACTGCTGGTCATGTGTCTGGTCAGCACGGCAGGCGCCACCAGCGGCAAGGTACAACAGGAAATTGAGTATCGTGATATCAAGGTATCTCTGGACGGTCAGGTGCTGGATCTGCGGGACGCCAAGGGCAACACCGTGGAGCCCTTCATGTTCGCCGGAACGAACTATATCCCCGCCCGCGCTCTGGCGGAGTCTCTGGGCCTTCAGGTGGCGTGGGACGGCTCCACTGCTACCGTGGTGCTGACGCATCCGGAGGCCTCCAAGCCTACCTACATCACCCGCACCGGCAGCAAATACCACAACGATCCCCACTGCAACGGTGGCACTTACTGGGAAGTGCCTTACAGCACCGCCACCGGCATGGGCCTGACGCCCTGCGACAAGTGCGTCCACTGACCTATGGGCTGGAGATATCGCAAAAGCGTAAAAGCAGGCCCGTTTCGCCTGAACTTTAGCAAATCCGGCATAGGGTACAGCGTCGGAAGCAAACGCTACCGCGTCACCAAAACCGCCAAGGGCACCGTCCGGGAGACCGTCACGCTGCCCGGTGGCCTGTCCCATGTGACGGAACACAAAATTGGCAGCGGCGCAAAAAACAGCACTTCCCAGCGCCGCCCCCGGTTTCGGGCAAAGATCGTTTGGGGCGTGCTGTTTCTCATAAGCGGCGCGGCCTATGGGACCAAAGACCCGGCAACTGCGCTTGTAACGTGCCTCGTGGGTGCCGCCCTGATCGGATGGGGCGTGTGCATCCGCAGAAAACTCAAAAATCCGGAACGTCCTGTTGCTGAGACGTCGGACGAAGATAAATAAGTAAGTGCCCCCGTCGCCTCTGCAACAAGCGGCGGGGGCACTTTGCGTTTCTGGCAGAGGGGGCGTCTGCCGGATCGCATATTTACCGTAACAAAAAAAACTGTAAACCCTCAAGGCCCACATTGTGGCTTTGTGCAGAAACAAACAGAAAAATCTATGTGCTTTTGGGGGCTGAATCGTGACTTTACAAGAAATATGCGCGGAACGGCGGGAAAAGTTGGGCATCACCTATCAGCAAATTGCCGACCAGAGTAATCTACCGTTGTCTACCGTAAAAAAATTTTTTTCAGAAAAATCAAAGACCCCGGCCATCACAACGGCTGGGCCAATCTGCAAGGTGATGGGCGTGTCAATTGACGAGTTTTGGGGGATCACCCCCAAGCTCACCATATCAGAGGAGGTCCTCAGCGCTAAAAATGATACACTCCGCGCCCACAAAAAGGAGCTGGAAAAGCATCTGGTTGACAACGGCAAAACCATGAAGATCATGATGGATGGCGTCCGTACCCGTAACCGGATCATTGCCGCCCTGCTGGTGCTTTTGTGCTTGGTAGCCATGTACGCACTGTATCTGGACTTCCACTGCGTCCAGATTGGCTTCTGGCGGGGGTAATCCATGGCACGATACCCAAAATACTACGTCCGGCCTGACGGCCTCCACGAGACCATCCTCCGGATCAACGGCAAGCGTAAGGCTTTCCGGGGGAAGACCGACAAGGAGGTCTGGGAAAAGGTCAAAGCCTTCGACCGGGAGGCTGACCGCATCGAAACGGAAAAGGCAGCCACATTTGAGAAAATCGCAGACGCATGGTGGGCGGAGATCGAGCCGACCTTGGAGCACAACACTCAAAAAAGTTACCGTCCGGCGCTGGCCAGAGCCAAGAAGGAATTTGCAGGGAGGCCGCCCGGCGAGATCACCGCAAAGGAGATCGACCAGTATATCAAGGACTTCTCCGCCACCCGCGCCCGGAAAACCGTGGTGACCCAGTTGCAGATCATCCGCCAGATCTTCCGAAAGGCCGAAGTGGATGGCGTTATAAGCTACAACCCGGCCAGCGCCGTGAAGCCGCCTCGAAACCTGACGCAAACCCACCGAGACGCGCCCCCTCCGGAGCAGATCGAACTCATAAAAAAAAGCGCAGGCCTCCCCTTCGGCCTGTTTGCCTTCCTCGTTTATTATACCGGCTGTCGCCGGGGTGAGGCGCTGGCCCTCACCGGCGCCGACATTGATCGAAAGAAAAATCTTGTGCACATCAAAAAATCCGTGTATCATGTAGGCAACTCGCCCCACATTAAACAGCCTAAGTCTGACGCCGGATGCCGGGACGTTCCGCTGCTTCCGGCGCTGGCCAAGCTGCTCCCGAAAAAGCTGGGGAGGGGCTACCTGTTCGCGGAGCCGGACGGCGGCCTCCTGACAAATGATCACTTCACCTCGCTGTACGATGCCTACCGAGACGCCAGCGGCGTCACCGTCACGGCACACCAGATCCGGCACGGCTACGCCACCGCCCTGCTGGAAAGCGGCGTGGATCCCAAAACGGCGCAGGTGCTCCTTGGCCACGCCCAGCTGTCCACCACCATGGACATCTACACCCACGTCCGGGACGGCCAGCTGAAGGCCGCTGCGGAAAAAATGGAAAAGGGCTTCTGAACACATATTTTCCGACTGAACACAGTTTTGAACACAGAAACCCGCAGGCTGTTGAAAACAGTCAGAAAGAATAGGGTTCAAATCCCTCCTTCCGCGCCACACAAAACCCTGTAATCTCAACGGTTACAGGGTTTTGTCATGCCCTTTGACCCTTATTTTGACCCTTTATAGATTTCAAAGAGCATTTGCGGCAATCGTTTCAACCGGAGACTTTCTGAATAAATTCCTCCATGCGGTCAGCGGATTGCTGCCGCATTTTTTGCGATACATGACCATACACATCCAAGGTAAAGCTGGCGGTGGCATGGCCCAGATTGGATTGCACTGTCTTGATGTCATCGCCGCTCTCAATGGAGGCCACGGCAAAGCTGTGCCGTAAGTCATGGAACCGTTCCTCCGGCATACCAATCTCGCTTACAATCGCCTTAAACTTTTTATAGACTGTACAATGGCACAAATGACCACCCAGCTCATTGGTAAACACCAAATTCCACGAATTGTTCCACGCTTCCCCTGCCAGTAGGCGCATCTGCGCCTGCTGGCTTTTTTGCTTTCGCAGCAGAGCCATGACGGATGGTGCGGTCAGGATCGTGCGGTTACGGCTGTTCTTTGTCGGGGCCAGGCAGTAAGTACCGCCCACCTTTTTCGTTTTCTGAAGCTGCTTGTTGATGTAGATCGCATTGTGCTGAAAATCAATGCAGTCCCATGTCAGCCCCAGTACTTCGCCCTCCCGCAGCCCGGTAAACAGGGTGATTTGGTACACCAGCCCATACTTCGTCCCTTGGATTGCTTGCAGAAACT